ACGCTCCATAATTTATTAACTGCTGAAGAATATCACACATACCACGATCACAGAGAATTTAATCAACTTCCTTATACTAAAGAAGACTATGATCAAAGAGTATCGCGTATTCTCAGTGTTACATCCAATCTTAAATTTGGAAAGGTTTATCAAGGAATCAACGGAGGATGGGCATCAGAAAACAATTATTTAGACTATTCGCGGAAGACATATACAAAATATGATTATAACTATGATAGGGATTTTAAGCAAAATCTTACTCTAAATAAAAAAATCCCGCTTTCTGCAACATTTGATGTAAATGGAGAGAAATTAAACCTTATGCCTAAGTCGCATCTTGAGCACACATCAGTTAACAACTTGGCCTTTTCTGAAGATGGAAAGGATATGAATTATAATACCCTTCAAGAAAATACGCATGGTAAAACTCGTTCAATTGAAGAAGCTCTTGAAACTGCATCGCATGATATAAAACTTTTTGGTGATTTTAAATTGAATCCTGGTACAGTGATTAATTTAAAATTCCCTAAATCGATTGATCCAGTTGGTATGAAAAAATTCCTCGCGAACATGAAGAATAAATCACAAACAGATAGAGATTTGATTGACCAACACCTCTCTGGTAGGCATTTAATTACTTCTGTAAATCATGTCTTTGATGGTGGTGAATATTTCTCAGAATTGCGGGTAAAGAAAGACTCCTTTAATATTGAACTATAAATAAATTATGAATCCTGAAAATTTTATTAATAACGGTGGTGGATTTGCATGGTTCACAGGTGTGATTGAAGACATTGATGATCCTATGGAGATGGGAAGATATCGCGTAAGATGTTTTGGATATCATAACGAAGACAAAACTGAAGGTAAGGGTATTCAAACAGAAGATTTGCCGTGGGCCATGACAATGTTGCCTGTTACATCAGCTTCAATTTCAGGTGTTGGTCAGTCAGCAACAGGATTGTTACGTGGTACATGGGTAATTGGCTTCTTTCGAGATAGTATTAATGCTCAGGATCCAGTTATTATGGGATCTATCCCATCTATTACATCACGTCCAACTGATTATAGTAAAGGTTTTTCTGATCCGTCTAAACGATATCCAAGTAATAAGAAAAATTCTAAATTTGCTGGAAAACTTGTCAAAAAAGACCCAGATAATGAAAAAGAAAAAGGCGAAGATATGGGATTACATCTTAATATGCCTGACACCCCAAGATCTGCACAAGTCAAAGAAGAAAAATATAAAGAAGGATTTAGTTACGATAAGAAAAAATCTTTACGAAAGTTATATGATAAAGTTCCTACTGCACTCGGCCGTGTAAATAATAATTGGAAGTTCCCTGTTCTTGATGATGTGATGAAACCAACATATCCTCAGAACCATGTTACTGCCTATGAGCGAGCCAATGATGCTGATGAAGCAGCACACATTGTTGAGTATGATGTAACTCCAGGCAAAGAAAGAATATCTACAATCCACAGAACTGGTACATATGAAGAAGTTACTCCAGTCGGTGATAAGACTTCAGTCATTGTCGGTAATAACTTTCAGGTCATTGTAAAAGATAATAACGTGAACATTAAGGGAAACTGCAATTTAACAATTGATGCTAACTGCACAACATTTATTAAAGGAAACTGGGATATTCGTGTAAATGGTAATGTAACTGAAAGTATCGGAGGTTGGAGAAAGATCGATGTCGGCCTAGAGCAGGTAGAACATATCGGGTCATCTCTGTTACAGACTACTGGTGGACCATGTACAGAAAAATATGGTGGAAATCAAGTGACTACTGCGCCTAATATCTTCCTCAATTAATATAAATAGGTTATATGTCAAGGCAACTATCAGATAAAAATCCAGCGCCAAATAAGGTTGCGATGCAGCAATTGTATAAGGATTTCCCTATATTTTTTAAAGACGTGCACCCAGTTAAAAAGGATATACCAGCAGTTGTAGATTTAGAAGCTGTTAAGTCTGCCGTTAAGAATTTAATACTAACAAACTTTTTTGAGAGACCATTTCATCCTGAAATCGGATCCAATGCGGCTGCGATGTTATTTGAACCAGCAGATAACTTTACCGCGATGGCAATTAAGGAAGAAATACTATTTGTATTAAAAAAATTCGAACCAAGAACAAATGATCATGTAGTTGAAGTTACAGACAATTCTGATAGGAACTTATATGAAATTACAATTGGATTCAATGTTATATTCTCTCCAAAAAGAGAGGAAATTAGTTTTTACTTACAACGATTACGATAATGAAACAACTTAATGTTACAGAATTAGACTTTGATGCAATCAAAGATAACCTTAAAGATTATTTTAGAAATAATCCAAATGGAGAATACAGCGATTGGGATTTTGAGGGATCAGGTCTTAATCACCTATTAGACATCTTAGCATATAACACGCATTATAACGCAGTTGTTGCGCATAATGCAATGAATGAATCCTTTATTGATTCAGCGCAAATCAGATCAAATGTCGTTTCTCGAGCAAAGCTTCTTGGTTATACTCCAAAAAGTAAGACAGCTCCAATGGCATCGATCTCGTTGACCTTTGCATCTTCTGTTAATCGTAATCTTTCTACATACACACTTTATAGAGGACAAACTCTTACAGCCGCGATCGATGGTACAACCTATACGTACATCACAGTAGATGATTATACTACTACTCTTGATGAAATAAATTCTCAATATGTTTTCGAGAATGTGGTTATCTATCAAGGACGAATGAAAGAAAGTACATTCGTTGTTGAATCTGGAAACATTGATCAGAAATTTATTATTGAAGATTCATCGATTGATTTAGATCATTTGATCGTTGATGTATTTGATAATGCTTATTCAACTGCTGTTGAAACTTATACTGAATTCACGACTCTTTCAGGTGTTGGTCCATCAACTGCTGCCTACTTTATTAACGAGAATTATAATGGAAATTATGAGATTCAGTTTGGTGATGATATTTTTGGAAAAAAACCAGCATCTCTCAGTATAATTAAACTTAAATATTTAAGTACTGAAGGTAAAGAAGGTAATGGCGCTAATGTCTTTACATGGGCGAGTCCAACATCAGTATCACCAGTCATCACAACTTTATCTGGTGCTACAAATGGTAGTGAAAAGGAAGACATTGAAAGTATTCGTCAAAATGCACCTCTTTCCTTTATAACACAGAACAGAGCTGTTACATCGAGCGACTATAAGACTCTTGTCATGCAGATTCTTAATAATATTGAAACAGTATCTGTTTGGGGAGGAGAAGATAATTTTCCACCACAATATGGTAAAGTATACATATCGGTTAAACCATTCGATGATAATGCTCTTACTAATACAGATAAAATCTTTTTGCTTAAAGAACTTGAAGCAAAGAGAGTAATTGGTATCGAGCCGGTTCTTATCGATCCTGATTTCACATATCTATACTTTGATGTATTGTTTAAGTACGATTCAAATAGAACATCGCTGTCTGCTGGTCAGCTTTCAACAAAGGTAGAGTCTCTTCTTTTAGATTTCAATACAAACAATCTTCAAAGGTTTGACGGAGTCTTCCGTTATTCGCATCTTCTTTCCCTAATTGATAAGTTAGACATCGCGGTTGTTAATTCATTCGTTAGAGTCTTCGCGTATAAAAGGGCAGTAATAGAATATGGTAAACTTGTATCAACACCAGTTGATTTCCAAATGGCACTATATGCAGACGAAAATCAAGAAGAATCAGTATTGAGTTCAGATTCTTGGACATATAACGGAGTTGTTCTTCGTATTGAAGATGAACCAATTATAGGTTCATCAACTGAAAGAAATATATACGCATACTCTCTCGGTGCTGATGGAATCAAGAGAACTTTATTCAGAAGTGTTGGCACCCTTGATACTAGTAGCGGATTAGTTTCGATTGATTCTCTTCCTATTAATAAAACCGAGACTATAAATATATACGTTACACCAGCATCAAATGACGTAGTATCAAAGAGAAATAAACTTCTTTCAATTGACATTGGTAAAACAGTAATTAAACCAGAAGTTGATACAATCGCAGTATCTGGTTCTTCTGGAGTTAATGACTATGCACCATTTTTAAGACACCGCCCCGATGGAAATATATAAAATATGTCTCATATCTCTATAGCAACCGCAGCTCCACAGGGAACTGTACCGCATAATACTGAATCGCTTAGAGTTGAAGAACTTATTCCTGCGCAACTAAGAGAAAGTTCAGAAACTTTTATAAATTTAATAAAAGAGTATTATGAGTATCTTAATACTGAAGGTCTTCCAACATACGAAACGAATCGCATCATTGATGAACACGATATTGATAAAGTTTCGATCAAGTATTTAGACGGTATTCAAGGAGAAATTGCTAAGAATATTCCTAATTCAGTAGTGGTTGATAGAGTATCGCTGTACAAAAAGATTGTCCAGTATTATACTCTTAAAGGTTCTGAAGAAAGTATTACAACGTTTTTCCGCCTCTTCTTCGATGAAATTATTGAAGTATCCTATCCAAGAGAGAAGCTCTTTAGTCCTTCTTCTGGTGATTGGGAGCCAGCTAATGATGATTTTACTCGTACTATTGTAGCATCGTTGATAGAAGGTAGTACAGCTATAAAATATAACTATACGCCGTTTCAATTAAAAAAGGATGATGATGTATTAGGAAGCGGTAAGATTATTAAAGTCACACCGATTAGTCTTTATGATAATCCTCCTGCTATTAATTCGTTAGTATTTGATGTTAATTCAGCAAAAAATCTTAACTCTATTAATGAATCATGGGACTCAATAGTATTAAAAGATACTTGGAGAGGCTACTTTAATAACGGTGCTTCATTTAATTCATATGAAGAGTTAGTACACTTTGATGGAGAAAGCGCTTATGTTGACTTTGGAGATATAGGTGAACATAGTGTTCCTCTTGATACTGAAGAACACACGTTTGTTATTCGCTTTCGTCCAAAATTTAATAAGGAAAATACTGTAATTCAACCACTCTTTTCTTTATCAAAAGATTATACTCAGTTACAGTCTCATGAGTTGTTCTTTAATAAAGATACAGGAAAAATAGGTAGATCGTTCGTTAATACAAATGAGCCTCGAATTTCTCTTAACGGAGATGATACATTTCAATTTACGAACTTTATAGATCAAACAACGAGTGCTCTTAATACTTTAGTCGGAAATAAGAAGGAACATATGACCAAGTTCTTATCTCCAATGAGTTTAACATTCAATGGTAAGTGGCAAGAAACGCTCGTTACTTTTAATGGAAAAGCGATTTCTATTCATAGTACCGACCCGGTGTTAAAGACTCTAACCGAAGATGATCTTCGCTTCTTTGATTTTAGCGGATCAACATTCGATGCTCCAAATAATATTAAAGTTGGAAATACAATTACGTACGAAGCTCTTGCGGATTATAACGGGAGGTCAACTGCGATAAGCGAAGATGGCAATATACTTGCTATCGGTGCACCATTTAACGACGGTGGAGGCCTAAACGCCGGTCATGTTAGAGTATTTAGATTAAATAGTAATAGCTCTCCAGAATTATGGGAACAAATTGGTTCTGATATTGACGGTGATCAAATCGATCAGCGTTTTGGTACAGCTATTAGTTTAAGCTCAGACGGAACAGTTCTTGCTATTGGTGCTCCGAATAACGCTCAGGCTAATGCTCCACTATCTGGTAAGGTTAACGTATACGAATTAGTTAATGAATCTTGGGTACAAAAAGGATCGACGTTATATAGCGCAGTTGACTATGAAAGAAGTGGTAGTAGCGTTAGTTTAAATGGAGATGGTACTCGGTTGGCAATAGGTAATGATCCTTACATTGCTGAAAACAGTTTTGAAGTTGGTCTCGAAGAGGGAAATGACGGAGGAGGAAGTTTATTACAAGAAGATGGTGCTAAGATATTAAATCAAAACTTTGATAGTACTTCAGCTTCAGTTGTAAATAGAGCCCGCGTATTTGAATTTGATGTTTCAAATGATTGGGTTCAAATTGGATCAGATATTACCGAGTTAGATAACGACAATCAAAGTTATACTCAAGTTAGTTTAAGCGATAACGGTCGAACTCTTTTAGTTGGAACTCGTTGTAATGTTGGATCTGATATAAAAGCATGTACAAAATCATATATTAATACTGCTGAATCTGTTGGTTGGTTCTCTAGTGGCCAAAGACTAATATTCGATGACGGCGCTAATGATATATTGCTTTCTCCCGTTGAAAAAATAGAAATTAGTTTGAGTAATAACGGTAAAACTTTTGTAATTGGCATTCCTGGTAAATTGGGTACAGAAATTACAAACGGAGCAGTAGAAGTTTATAGGCTTGGAAGTAATAATTTATGGTCTCAATTAGGAGAACCACTTTTCGGAGAAAGGCCTGGAGATCATTTCGGCAACGCGGTATCTATCAATAGTACCGGAAATATTATAGCTGTTGGTGCTTCCTATAATGATGGAACATTCCCACAATCAGGTCATACAAGAATATATCAATATCTAGAAAATAAATGGAGCAAGGTTGGTAACGATATTGATGGTGAAGCGTTTAATGAATATAGCGGCTCAGCAGTTAGTTTAAACGCTACTGGTACGAGAGTTGCAGTTGGTTCACCTCTCGGCGGCGGCGGTAAAGTAAGAGTTTACCAACTTGCTATTAATGCAAACATATCTACGTTCTTACACGCTGAGAAACATCCTACTGATACTAAAAGTAGATGGTCTATTAAGTCAAATAGTAAGTTGATGTATTATACAGAATGGGAAGATAACTCCGCATTCGTAAATGTTAATCCATACGATCTTGGACTAAGGTGGATTATCGG